TGGTCGCAATAGACCAAGCACAACAGCAGCAGGAAGGCACTATGCTTATCCAAGCTGCTGGAGGCTTTTTTGAGCAGATGAAGGGGCTAATAGAACAATATCCTCCTCTAGCTCAATTTAGCCTCTCCCTCTTCCAAAACTTTATTAAACGCTTTAAAGGCGGGAAAGAGATTGATGGACTATTTAGCAAAGCATTCAAAGAGATTGAAGCTATTGCCAAGGCAAAAGAAGAAGCCGCTAAACAACCGCCACCACCAGACCCCAAGACACTTGAGATACAAGGCAGGATGCAAATTGCTCAGGTGGAGTCGCAAGCTAGGCTGCAAGCTACGCAGATGGAGATGCAAGATAAGGCCGTAAAGAATCAGTTAGCCTACCAAGACCAGCAACTTAAGATGCAGCGTGACCAGTTAGAAGCTCAGCTTCGTGTGCAAGAGCAGCAGTTTAAAGAATACCTAGAGCAGCAACGCCTAGCTTTAGAACAGCAGGAGATGCAAATCAAAGCACAAGCTGTGCAGGTTGATATGCTAAAGGTTCAGTCATCAGCTCAGACTGAAGCTGATAAAAACCTTATCAAGCAAGAAACTAGCCAAATGGCTCATATCTTAGAGATACAAAAGTTAGAGCTTGAAAACATGCGGATACGGCTATCTGAGTCAGAAAAGCTAATGGAAGAGCGCAGATTGGCGTCAGACCAAGCTTTAGAGCGGGTTCGCTTGCAAATGGAACAGGTAGCTACTCCTAAAGAAACTAGCACCGCTACTCAACAGCCCGTAGTTATCAACAACATCATACCTAAACGAGGAAAAAGAGTCGCTAGCATGATAAATGATGAGCTAGGCAACTTATCGGGTATTGAGGTAAATGATGCTGATGAGGAGGATTAGCGATGGCAGGTCCCCCAGGAGGAGGAGTTACTCCACCACCATTAACACCGCAAGCGCCACCAGACGGATCTATTAGTATAGATACTACTCCAGTATTACCATCAGCCTTGCTATCCTATTTAAGCACTACAGCGCAAACAGCTTTGTTATCAGCTTCTAATATTGGCACCGCAACTACTTCACAGATTGAAACTGCATTAGAAAACATACAAAATTTAAGTAATTTAACAGCATATCAAATTGATGCTAGTGGATTAGATAGTTTAGCAGATGGGGCGACGAGCTCTGCTTTTACCGTTACAGATGTAGGCAATTCACTATTTGTGCGAATCATTATCTTACTTGCTGAGTTTCAACCGACAAGCGGAGCAAAGATTGTTGTTAGCGATGGTGCGACAGCTTATGAGATAAATGTACCTACAACTTTGAGCGAAAAAAGAATAGAATTTAACAATCTTGCCGCAGATTTTGTGTCTAGTTTTACCGTAACAAATTCAACAGGCGCAGCTTTTCCTTCTTACGGCAATAGTATAGTAGTGGTACCGTTATAAGCTATGTCTAATATTACCGTATCAGCCAGCAGAAACCTTGATGATGCCGTAGCAACTGCGCTCGCTGGTACTATTAGCGCATCTACTGCAAACACTACGGTAACAGGCGTAGGCACTACTTTTAATAGTACAAACACTCCTCTAGGCGCTCCTCTTTATAGCGGGACAACTTTCTTAGGCATTATCAATTCAGTTACGAACACAACTACGCTTCTTTTGCGAGCTAACTCTGCGGCTACCGTAACAGGAGTTACGGGCACAGTTTATAGAGGATTGGCGCTAGAAAACGGCGATACAATTACTATTGATACTAATGCCACACTCACAATTAATAGTGATAGCAGGCAATCACAACAAAATGCGGTGTTGGGGCTTATTACAATTAGCGAAGGAAGTTTAATCGTAGACGGTACAGAGGTTTGGTGGGTTCCGTTTGATGCTTCGACAGGCAACGTACCAGCACTAGGAACTCAAGGAACGGCAGATGTAACAGTAGGCGGAGTCAATCGTGGAGAGTTTTTAGGAATCTTTACAGATTTAGCTGTATCACCAAGCACGGCTGGGACTGCTATGCCTGCAAGTGGCTATGTAAAACTTAGAAGCAAGATTGGAACTATAAACGACAATGACGTTCTCACTTTTGCAGGTGGCGCAACTGCTACTGTTAATAGTGCAACTGGCGGTCAAAGAGGCTGGCTAAATATAGTAGGCAGAGACCAAAGCACAGGTGTAACTGTTTCAGGATTTTCTAGCACTACTTGGACTGGAGATTGGTTTGAACTAGGAACTACTAACGGCAACATTGGACAGCAAATAAAATATTATGTAGCGGATTTATGCCCAGCGTTACAAATTGAAACTAGCGCAGGAAGCGGTATTTATGAGTGGTGGCAGCATATACCAACAACTCTTGCTCCAGCGGGGACAATTACTACCACTGCTGGTAGTGCAATCGTAACAGGGACAGGAACTACATTTAACACTAGTAATACTCCAATAGGCTCTCCGTTATTTACAGGAGATACAATCGTTGGGTTTGTTCTTTCAATTCAATCAACAACTCAATTAACGCTTACAGCAAATGCTTTAGCGGTAGTAACTGGAGCAGGTAGTTTAAGAACAGCTATTTCTTCTGTTGGTATTGTTACTGCTAACTTTGGAACTGATGCAAGAAACAATGTTTATACATCGAATCCAAGCACTGGAACTATTACTTTTTGCGGTGCTAATGCTGGTAGGCTTCCGCCAAATGGCGCAAAGATTAGGGTTCCTAATATTCACGTATCCATAGCGGCTAGTGCAAACTATGCAGTAAATATCATCTCTTCGTTTCCAGAATATTCTTATGTAATTACCAACAATCTCAACTCAACAACGACAATTTCATATGTAAATGGTCAGCACAAATTTACATCAAGTGCTGGTAAATTATTAGATGTTAGATTTTCTGGGCATATAGACGGTAATGGGCGAGGCGGTAATACTTTTCCAACTCGGTTTGAGGAAGTCTATTACCAGGATTGCGTAACTTGCCAGCAGGTAAGTTATGGTGCTTCTTATGCTACACATTTTTATATAAATGCTTGTAGAAAAGTAACTTTCAAAAATTGTTACATGTGGTCAATGCGACAAAGTTTCGCTTTTGACATTAGAAACTCAGACAATGTAACGGTGGATGGTGGTTTTTTTAATAGACCTGAAAGCAACACTTGGTGCGGTTCAATCGTAGGCTGTACTAATGTTCTGGTGCAAGACACAAAAATCGGAAATCTTGGTAGTAACTTTTACAACTGGCAAATAGATGGCTGTACTGGAGTAACGCTTAAAAACTGGACATATGTTGGTAGGGTTTCATCAACTCAAAGTCGTTCGTCAGTGCAAATTGGTATTCTTAACAGTTCTGATATTCTTTGGGACGGTTATCAATTTTGGATTGATGAGCCCGTTGGCAACTGTTCTTGGTCAAATTGTTCTGATGTAAGAATTAGAAACATTGGAACTTCAACAACACCCTTTGCGGCTAGTGGTTCGTTTACTCTATCTGGTTTTAGCCCAATCGTAAAAAGAACAAGTTTTGCTAAAAACTATATTTCTGGAATAAGTGTAAACCCTTTTAATTTTAGTTTAAGCGATTCCTCATTAGCAAATACAAACTATGTAACATCTGGAACAGGGCAAGTTACAACTTTTGTGCAGGTTCCTGGGTATTATAGGAGACAATTAACAGGCGGCACTTTAACAGTCGGAGGAGTGGGTGGACACTTTAGCGAAACACTAAACAGCTACACAGCTCCAACAACAATACGTTTAATTCTTGCTTGCGGTTCTCCAAAAGATCCAAACGATTATCGTTCTGAAATAGCTTTCACAGAAGATGTAGGAACTTTCAGACGTGATGGTACTTCTGTTGCTATGGTTGCTCTGAACGACCAAATTACTTGGACTTGGAGTTACTACATTAAAGGCGTTCTTTCTTTTGCTAATACTGCTCCGACAGTAAACGGCACGAATACAGCCAATCATACTTTGACTTATGACGTCGATAAAGGCACAGGCTTTTCAGGAACGTTCAAAGCACTAACGGCAGCCAATTTATCTGCTGAAACTGGCATTTCAACTTCAGGCGTAAGGCTTAGAATTAGAGCGGTTTGTAATACAGCAAACGTAGGTAATAGACTTAATTCAATTTACGTTTTTGCAAACACAGATACAGCTAGTATTGCGGCTACACCGTATGGCGACAATGAAGCAGAATACACAATAACAGGGACTCTTGCAGATACCAGAGCAGCAATCTTCAGAAACTCAGATGGTGCTTTACTTTACCAAGCTTCAAAGACAGCTCCAATTTCTTTATTTTGTGATTGGTTTGCAGACACAGCAGCAACACTTCGAGTTCGTAAACCTGGATACAATACCATTGAATCTGGCTTTACTTTAAAAGAGTTAGGCGGTAGTATTCCTGTTTCACAAATTGATAATGCAATTCCAGATACAAACCCAGGAAGTAAATCAATTACAATAACCAACCATGGAGCTTCACCTGTTACATGGAATAGTAAACAATGGTCAATTACAATCACTGTTACAGATGGCTCTAGCGCGGCTACGATAGCTAATTGGTTAAGCTGGAATCAAGCTCAAGACTCATTTTCTTTTGATAGCACACGCCACAATATGGCATATCACGATATGGTGGTAGCAGTAGGTACAAGCTACGAAACAGCAAGAGGAACGGTCTTTGGCTCTGCTGGAGCGGCTCTCAAAGGCGTTAGAGTTATAGATGGTTCTGGTAATGAAATCCCAGGCTTTGCTCGTATGCAGTCGGATGACGGAACGTATTATCAGCCAGCAGTTACCTCAACAATTACCGTTGGCAATTTAGTTTCAGGCGATAGAGTTTTAGTCGCTCGTGATGATGGAACTGGAGAAATACTTAAAGATGAGTATACCCCTAGCGCAGCATCATTAGGTGCCACATCAATAACTGTAGCAGAGACTATTAAAGCAGAAACTCCATCATCGGGAGTAATTCGCATTAAAAACGCTAGGTATACTTATTCTAGCGTAAATACTTCGACTAAAACATTCTCTGGGCTATCTCCTGCTTTAATAGAAAACATAGTGTCCGGAGATGACGTATTTGTTCCCTTTATCGACAAGGTTACTACTAGCACTTCAGAAGCAGTAACAATACTTTTTAATACTACTTTTGATTGTAGGGTAGACGTTAGAAATGGTGGAGCAACTCCTATTTTACCATTTGATTCAATTATATCCGTAGTAGCCCCTGCAACTACTATTAACGCATCAAGAGTGAGTGATATCTAATGAGTTACTATATAGCTCCATTCACATTTAATTTTGACACTACGTTGATAGACATAGACGCTGGTGTGGTCGATATAGACTGCGCTACGCTTTATGACTCAATTAAATTAGCACAAGCATCAGAAGAGGGAATTTTATATGACAGAATCGGAAAAGGATCGGGGCTCGACCAACTCGGTCCAGGTGTGCAAGTCGGTATCACCGTCGAGCTTTTGGGGACGTGGCAACTTAAGTTTCCAGCAGGCAACTACGTCGCCCGCATCGCAGGAGGCAACCTTATCGGAGGGCCAAGCGGAGACCCCATCGCCTACTCAGCCGGAGTCCAAGCCCTCCTCATCCAATCCGCAAACTCAACCGTAGTTAGCACCTCCGGCTCTGGGGCAACAGCACAAGAAGTTTGGAGCTACACTTCTCGCAGCTTATCTACCGCGGGCAATCAAAATCTTGCTGATACCGTAATGAAAAGAACCACAGCAGACGTAGAAGCAAGTCCCGTAGGGGGTAATGAATCCTTGCGTAGTTTGTATGGAATGGTAGCTCAAGGCGTACATAATACGCAGGTTAGCGCCAATAGTTTGACAGTAACCAAGTCGGATGACACTACAGTGTTAGGCACTAGAACGGTTACTACCAACTCAGAAGCGCAGCCTATAGTAGGAATAAATAGTGACTAACGCAGGGTTTCAAAACTACCTACATGCTATTTATGGCCTACCAGGTGGATGGGTCTACCCCGTTGCTGACACCTCTGATATTCTTTCTAAAAGAAGGCGTAAAAAGCGCAAAACAGAAGAAGAGTTATTAGAAGAATACTTAGCTGCTCAGATATTATTAAATAGGCAACAGGAAGCTTTAGAAGCAAAACGAGCAGCAGAAGATGCCGTGAGGCGACAGGAAATAGCAGGTCAAGAACGATTTAGGCGCATCAGATTGCTAATGATGGTGCTTATGATGGAGGATGACTGATGAAAAATAAACTATATCAATACTGCAAAATACAAGACAAAGTAGTTCCAATAGAAGAGGTTGTGCGTGAGAAGTACGCAAGAGACTTGTTTATTCAAGATGAAATGGAACCTACTCGCAATCCATTAAATCCCAAAGAAATCTATACCAGTAAATCAAGGCTTAGAGCAGCTTATAGAGCTGCTGGAGCCATTGAGGTTGGCGATGCTTACGATAGAGGGTACATCCCAGATCAAGAATCTGGCGCATCCACTCGCAGGCTAGCCAAACAACTAACCAACCAAATAATAGATAGGTATAGACATGGAAGATAAAGAAATATCAACCCCAGAAGATACACAAGTAACAGTCAGTCGTGAGCCTGCCAATCTTTCAATAGGGGACTCTTTAAGACAGCAATTTAAGAATGTTGCTGACGAGAATGGCAGTGATGATAAGACTAGCAAAACAACAGAGCCTACCAAGAGCGAGCCCGTAGCGGTCGAGAAAGCTGAGACGCCTACTCCGCTGGCTCCTCCTGCTGACATGAATGCTGCGGAAAAAGAGGCGTTTCTGAATCCAACTGCGGCTAATGCTCATATCTTGCAATCCTATTTAAACCGTAGAGCTTATGAAACACGTTCTGATTATAGTCGCAAAATGCAAGAGGTTGAGCAACTAAAAAAGCATACCGCTGGTTTATATGAGACAATTAAGCAGTACGAGGATGAATATGCTAAAGATGGCATATCCATAACGGACGTTACTAAGCGAGCTATCGCCTGGGATAAGGCGATGCAGCAGGACCCAGTAGCTACAGCCTTAGACTGGTTAGACTCCTATGGGGTACGCCTTGAAGATTTACAAGGCTATCAACCACAAGAGCAGCAAGCGCCACAGTACCTAACCAGGGAAGAGGCCGAGCGTATCGCAGAAGAGCGCTATCAGAAAATACAATCGGAACAGCAAAAAAAGGCTGTTGATTATTATAACCAACAGGTTGTAACATCATTTATGAATAACAAGCCGTTATTCAGGGATCCAGAAACAGCGTCTCAATTAGAAGCTGAAATGGCTCCAGTAGTTCAGGCTCTAAATGCTACAGGGCGGTATTCCTCCCCTGAGCAAGTACTAGAGACTGCATATAACTACGTTGTTAACGGCAATCCGACTTTCTCCGGTCTCGTTCAAAGAATGACCGCAAAGCCGGTAATCGAACAGCAGCAGGCCGTGGTTCAGAAGGCTAAACAAGCTGCCAAATCAATATCTGGCTCCGCCGGTAGCGGGACTCCCAGGCTAAACTCCAAATCATTAGGGGATAACCTGCGGCGTCGTTTTCACGGCGAATAATGCTAACGGGTTATCCTAATTTATAAAGGGTAACACAATGGCAAATTTAGAAGAGTCAATCGTTGCAACCCTTTGGGATCAGTCGGATGAGATTGCTGATGTTGTGCTTCATCACAACCCAGTAACTTCTACTCTTGAGTCCAAGGGTCGTATTAAGAAAATCGGTGGTGGCGATGAGCTGCGTAAGCCCGTTATGTACAATGACGTGGCAGTAGGTGGTTTCTATCAGGGCTACCAGTCACTAGACCTAGCATCCATAGATGACCTAACCGCATTTCGCTTCAAGATTAAGCAGGCTTACGAGCCCGTAGCTATGAGCGGACGCGAGAAGCGTGCCAACAGAGATGAGCAAGCTCTTCTCGACTTGGCAGAAACTAAGATGGAAGCTGCAATCGAGCGCCTAAAGAACACAGTATCAACCTCCCTTCGTGGTGATGGTACTGGCTTCGGTGGAATGGAGTTTGACGGTATCAAGAAAGCCGTATCAACCTCCCCTTCTTCCGGCACTTATGGTGGAATTGATAGGGCTAGTAACAGCTTCGCTAGAAACTACGCACTAAACCTAACTCTCACAGCAGCAAATGTTCAGGAGACCATAACTGATGTCATCAGCCGCCTAACTCGTGGCTCTGAGATGCCAGACCTTGGCCTTATGGACCGCACTGCATGGAAGCTCCTCCATAGCTCAATGACCGCAATTCAGCGTATTCAGCTTCCTACTAAGAAGGCTGAGGCTGGATTCCGTGTTCTTAGCTATGACGGGTGCGACTTTGTGTTTGACGGAGGGTTTAACTCTTCAGTTCTAGAAACTAACTCATGCCGATTGCTCAATACTAAGTATTGGACTTTTGACATGGTTCGTGGAGCTGATTTCAAACCATTAGCACCAACTATGGATCGTCCAGTAGATCAGGATGCTTTCTTCACCATAATCTTGGTTGAAGGAAACCTATGCTGCTCTGCTCCGGCTCTCCAGGGTGTAATTTACGCTTAATAGGAGGATTGGAATATGTCACAGGTAGGATCATTTGGTGTTAATTATAAGAAGGCATTCCAGGGCTTAGATGCTTATGGTTTCACTGGCTCGCTCCCTGCGACCGTTGGAACTGTAGGGTCTCTCCCAGAGGGTGACTTTGTATTTGTTCAGGCTGATGGAGCTATTGACCAGTACGCTTTTGTGAAAATCGAGGCTGATGGTCAGGCTGCTATGCTAACAACTACAAACGCCGGCTCTCAAGGGCTTCTTGTTGGCGTAGCTCAGGTAGCTATCGCTGATAATGAGTATGCTTGGGTATGGGTTGGTGGATTGTCCGCTGGTGGTGCAACTAAGGGAATTAAGGGTAAGGTAGCTGCAAACTACGTTGCCAAGAATAACCTTAACACAACTGCAACCGCTGGCGTGGCTGATGATGCTTCAACAACTAAGATTTCTTATGTTGTTGGTGTCGCTAGCACTACCCCAGCAGCAGCCGTAGAGCTGTTCGCTTTAGGTCACTTAAAGGTGAACTAATTAACTGGAGGGGGTAGCAATACCCCCTCCTAATTTTGTGAGGGTTTATGCCAACAGTTACTAATCTTATTGGACTTGGTATGCCACCTGAGCATGCAGTGCAGATATGCGACGGGGTACAACCTGCCGTAGTAGATGCTACTACTGCTGGCGTTCGTACCAAGATGGCCATAAATAACGTAAACGACACTACCCCAACCGCAGCAGAGCTAACCACCTCTTTTGGTGCGCCAGCTACTGTAGGCACTGGGTTTGTAGGTATAGTTAAAGATAACGATGCTGATACTAACTGCTTTGTAGTAGTATCAAACGGGACCTCTTACTTTTACCTAAAGTTTACTAAGGCTACCTAGTCTTTTAAAAGGGGGGAGCAATCCCCCCTATTTTTATAGGTGATTTATGCCTGTTCTTGCTGGAAATACTACAACCGCTACCCC